CTTGTTGATCGTCTTGACGCTGCCCTGAGCGCCAGCGGCGAGTTGGTCTAGTTGCTTCTCAGCACGGCGAAGGTTGTTGACGGCGTTGCGGACATCAACTTGGATGCCTACCGCTACCGATCCAACCTGTACCGACATCTTCTACCTATTCGCCTTCTTCTGTGCCTGCTCTCGCTCCCAAGCCGTCAACTTGTCATGTGCTGCCCAGCCGAGGAACTCGTCCGCACTTAGGGGCTTGTGGGCTGGACTGCCGAAGACCAACTCTTCGACTGTCCGACCCAGCCTCTCAGCCAATATGTAGTAGTAGCGGTACTCAGGATCGGCTAGTTGTCTTTTCCCTCTTCATCGACGGCCTTCGCCGTCATGCCTGACATTTCCATCGCCTTCTGAGCGACGAACTCAATGGACGCAGCCGACTTCTCCTGAAGAGCCTCCATGTCTGCCTCGGTGAAGACACGCTCGCCCGAGTCAGGGTCGAAGACGGTCGCCACGATGAGCATGGGGTAGAGCCGGTCAAGGTCGACGCTCCCGTCAGGGAGAGCGCAGGTCTGAAGCATCCTGCTCCGCTTTCCAGCGGACATGGTGCGAACTTCGACCTCAACTCCCCACTGGGGAACGTCGACCAACTCACGGCCAATGTCGTCTGCGTCAAGGATACGGTCACGAAGGGACACGGTGTTCTCCTATTGTTAGGTGGGTTACGAAGTGGCTCGGGAAACGTCCCCGGTCACCTGCAACTCAATGCTAACAGGGATGACATCACCGACAGGCGGCGAAACGTCGTAGGAGGTGACGAAGCACTCACCCGAGTAGATCGGGTTGGAGGACGAAGCGGTCGAACCAGCGGTGCCGAACTCAAACGAGAGCGAGGCGGCCTGACCGAGAACGGCCTGAACGTGAGCGTCCAGCGTGGAGTCGAACATGCCCGAGAGGCTGACCGTGGAGTCCTTCAGACCGACGATGTAGGTCTTGGAGGAAGCGCCGAAGGCGGTCGTCTCGGCAGTCTCAACCGACTGCGGGAACGAAACGTCATTGAGATAGGCGCTGATGTCAGTCAGCGACCCACCCGAGTTGTCCAGTGCGAAGTACGCACCCTTACCGTGTACGAAAGCCATGATTGCTCCTTAGCGTCTGGCGAATGAGAGGATGAATGTGATGGAACCGGAAGCACCGGCGAGGGTGTAGTTGGCACGGAGATAACGGTTGACGGTCGTGCCCGCCGCCACTTCCACCCGCTCTGAGGTGGTCGTACTTGCACCGACATCAGTGAACGTGGCCAGATCGGCCCACACCGCATCGTCGGCAGAGTGCTGAACCTTCACGGTGGTGGCACCATCGTGAGCGTTCGCCGTGACATGCAGGACACCGACACCGCCGTTGGCGCTGCTCGCTGAGTTGTCCTGCGAAGAGCCGTTGCCCGTGGCCGACACGGCGGCAAGGCCCGTGAGGGCGATGCCGTTGTCGATGCCGTCGTCGGACTGCAACTCGGCAGAAGCGGCCACGACATCCCCGACTGGAGCCGAGACATCGTAAGAGGTGGCCTCGGCCTGCCCCATCGACACTCGGTTGCCAGCGGTCGCCCCGCCGTAGAAGACACTGACGAGAGCGCCGTTCTCGGAGCCAAGGACTCCTTGAAGCACCTCGTCAACTGCGCCCGCCGTCCCGTCGAACATTCCGCTCAGAGAGACGGTGCCATCCTGCAACCCGACGATGTACGTCTTGGACGAGGCTCCGAAGGCTGTCGTCTCCGCCGTCTCAACCGTTCTGGTGATCGTGGCATCGTTGAAGTAGGAGGACAGGTCGGACTGGTTGAAGACAACCGCCGTACCCTTACCGTGGAGAAACGCCATCAGAGATCATCTCCTGAATCTTCCATCGGCCACGGCTCTGGCTCAGGCTCGGGAGCAGGGGCGGCCTTAGTGGACTTGGTGGACTTGGCGGGGGCAGAGCCTTCGATCTTCTCAATGACCGACTGGTCGACCAGCCACTTGAGGGAACGCTTTGGGATGTCGGCTTCCGACACCGTGTCGCCCGCTTCTACTCGCTTGTCGGGGAGATCAATCCCCGTGAGGACTTTGTATGTAGCCACTCGTTCTCCTAGCGCATACGCCCGCAGCGATCCTTGCTAGGAAGGGCCACTGGGGGCACGAACGAGTCCGAGACAAAGCCACATAGGGCATGACGTTCAGTTGTTATTTGGGATGGTACTTGGGGTCAAGCGGCCAATCAAGGGTCACGATGGTTCTTCGCCTTGCAACGAGAGCAGACGATTATCCACGGCCTAGTGAGTTGAATGGCGAGCATCCGGTTGCACCGCCAGCACCGTGGCTCGGTGTCTTGGGTGGCTTCGTCCCCATACGGGTTGTGCATTATGCTCACGACAACGCCTTCATCACATTGAAGTTGCAAGTGAACATGATCCGCCGACTGTCATCCCGCTCGTACACATACGGGGTCGTGGTCGCCTCAATCCGGTGGTACAGAACTGATGAAAGCGTGGCGTTCTCCACTGCCGTAAGTAGCCGGTAGATCGTCTCAATGTTGCTTCGGCCCGTGGCGTAGGAAGTGTTCCGAACGATGACCTGAAGGTCGGGCCGCTCAATCTGCGGCAGGTCGGTCGACCCGAGAGTTGAGAGCGGGGCAACTCCCACGTTTTCGTAGACCGCCACACAGTTGTCGGGCGTGTCGGGGATCAGAGCGAGATAGAGGTCCGTCCCGAGGGTGAACGATGTGTTGGCATCAATGTAGGTACCAACTTCTTCAAGCATGGCCATCAGATGAAACTCCCTCGGGCACGAAGGCGCTCGGCCATGAAGATGCTGATGTACTTCGGCAACTTAGGAGCGGCGGCGTAGAGCGGCTTGATGAGATACTTGTTCTTCTGTTGCCCGTGATGGTCCGGTGCCTCATGGACCTTCAGGGCGTAGGTCACGTTGTAGCCAATGGTCGTCGGCCCGCCGTAGCCCAACTCCACCGTGATGCGAGTCGGCTCAATCTTTGGTTGCTTGACCATGCCCGACATCCGCAAGAACCCCTTGACCACGGGGACGTAGTTCATCTTGGAGTCGGTCATGATCTCTTCCGCCGCTTGGTAGACGGCAGCGGCAGCGTCTTCCATGATGGCTTTCTCAAAGCCGACGAAGTTCTTGTTGATGACGACCTCGGAGCGGTACCTCATCGGAACCTCACGATGGTGTGCTCTAGCCCAATGACGACATTGTGAATCTCGATACTGGCGATCTCGGGGGTCGTGCCATCGGGCAGTGTGATCTTGTCGTCAATGGTGATCGCCGTGTCCGAGATGTAGGCCGTGGTCGGCTTGTGCGTCTCATCTACCTCGTCGGTAGCGGTAAGCGTCGTATTGGGTTCGACGTAAGCGTCGGCGCTTCTGGCAGTCCCGAACGTAGGTTCGCCGTAGTTGTTCGTGGACGACACGGACTGAATCGTGACGGTGTGAGGCATGAAGGCGGTGAGTTGGGGGTCGATGGCCATAACTCACCGAAGCCTGTAGGGAGCGTGAGAGTAGTCGTCGGCAGGGTAGACACGCTCGTTGTCGTGAATCCCCTTCCGACCAAACGTCGTCTCTCGCTCGGTGTCTGCCTCCCGAGCCTCTTTGACACTGCGCTTCCAACCCGATGTGAACGGGGACACCGGCTCCGTCTCTTCCTTGGTGAGAAGGGAGTCGGCCAACTCCATGTACTGATGGTACTTCTGCGAGAAGTCGGCAGAGAGTCCGCCAATAGAGCGGTTCATCAGGCGAGCGAACTTGGCGGCAATGGCACGGCACGCCTCTGAGGCCGTGCGGTTGATTGAACCGTGGCGAGTCAGGAGGTAACTGATCTCGTTGTCGGTAATCAACTGGTCGGTCGAATCTGTGTCACCAATAAGCAGGCGAACTGCGTCAATGGTCCGTGTCCCCGGCTCTCCGGTGTAGAGCCAGTCCACTTCGATGAGATCGAAGAACTCCACCACCAGCATCCCCGTGTTCGGGGCGGTCAACTTACGACCGTCGCCGTAGGTGGCCGTGAACGAGGCTAGGTAAGTGTCGGCATCCAGAGCAGCATCGGCAGCCGTCCATGCGTAGCGAACAAGACCGGTGGAAGCAGTGACGACCGTGACCGAGCCGTTGGTAATGACCTGAGTTCCATCGGTGGCCTTGTACATATTGAAGACAACCGTGGCACCGGAAAGGTCAACTCCTGCGGCATCCACAAGGAACTGACGCTCCAACTGTGGGAGCCGGTCGCCTTTGCGGATTGATACGTCTGCCATGCTTACACTCCTGCCGTTGACTTATTGGCAGAACCACTGAGAGTTGAGGTAGTGCCACCGCCGCCCAAAGTCGAAACGGTGCCACCTGTACTTGTCACAACGTAGTTTGTGCCACTTCCAATGTCTAGGTCGATAACTCCATCGGCGGTGCTTCCGCCCGTACCGGCGACCGTCGAACTCCGCAAAGACTTGACAAGACGAAGGGCGCTTTGAGCCGAAATGCCAGCGCCGGTTGCCGTCCTCGGTGAGATGTGTAGGCCAGTTGCGGACTGCCCACTTGTGCCCGAAGCCGAGGCCGTCCGAGGGGCGATATGAAGTCCAGTGGCGGACTGTCCCGAGGTGCCCGTGGCGCTGGCTGTTCTTGGACGAGTCGTGAATCCCTCGGCGGTACTGCCTGTGGTGCTCGTCCCCGTGGCAGTGCGGAGGTGCTTGATGAGAATGGTGAGTCCATCCCCTGTCTCACCCTGACCCGAGGCATACGAGGTGCGGAAGAACTTGGTGAGAATGGCGATGAGGAAGCCCGAGGTCGATGTACCCGTGGCCTCTCTCGGTGCAATGTGTAGCCCAGTAGCCGACGAGCCAACGGTCGAAGTTCCCGTGGCGGTCCTTGGGGCAATGTGAACTCCGGTGGCCGACTCACCCGTGGTCGACGTGCCCGTAGCAGTACGGGGCTGAGTAGAGAACGAGATGCTGGCACTATCGCCGGTCCCCACCGAATCCACGGCGGTACGGGGCTGGATCGACAGGGACGTAATCGTGAAGCCGCTGGTGCCCGCAACCGTCGAAGTACGGGGCTGAATGGACAGAGAGGTCGTGGACTGCCCACCAGTAGCGGAGCCAGTAGCGGTACGGGTCCGGTCAACTACTCCGGTAGCGGGAATCTGGCCACTGAAGTTCTTGTCGACGTTGTACTGCTCGCCGTTACTGAAGTTGAGATCGGAGAATCCGAACCCCGTAGCGGTACGGGCAATCGCACCGGCATAGGTGGCATCGACCTCGTTGTAGTCGAAGTTGCGGCTGTCGTAGTAGCCGCCGTCAACTACCTGAGTGTCACCCGAGTAAAGATAGACGAACTCAACGCCATCAGGATCGTCCTGATAGTCGACGTTGGAGTCGTAGTCGATAGCCATATGCGGCTACCGATCAATCAAGCGTCAGAGAGAGCGAAGTGATCTGGAAGGTGTCGCCAGCAGTGACCGAAGCCGAAGCCGAGAGAGCGCCATACCAGAGGCAGTTGCCCGAAGTGGACGCATCCCAAGCCGACCAGTGGGTGTACGTCTCAGTGGTGGACACATTTGTCCACTCAACCGTGGCCGAGGTCGTGATCGAACCCGAGGAAGCCGAGCCGAACGAGGCCGCCTTGCGAGTCGTCTCAGTGGCGGCGTTTCCCGTACCGGCCTCGCCGGGATCGCCCGTGTGCAACTGGAGATAGAACGCACTCGGAACCGTGAAGGAAGCGGTGCCCGTCACATGATCCAGAAGTTTGAGTTCGGCGTAGTTGCTAATCGACATGGTTCGTTACCTCTGCGGGGATGGTACCCCACGCCGAACTTGTGAGGGAAGGGCTATGAGGAAGTAGCCTGCTCTCGCTTCGGAATGGGGCGCTTCTTGGGAGCAACTTTGCGGGCCTGCTCCTTGGACAGTTCGATGATGCGGATGCCATCGCCATTCTCGTCCGGTACCTCGGCACCGTGAGGGAGAGCGTCGACGTAGCGGTTCTGCACCAGCGAAGTCAGATGAGTCCAGCCGGTCACGTCCACGACTTCGCCACGGACAAACGCCCTGTCGCCCTTGAATGGGCGAAGGACGACGTACCACTTCGTCGGGGGACGGACGGCTTCGATGAGGGGGTCGGACACTTAGGTCACTCCTTCAGTTGTGGAAGTGGGTCAGGACAACTCAACCAGCAGGTAGGT